TTCGTTCCGGATCGCATGCCGCGACCACGCTGGCACAGCTCAAGTTGCTGAGCGGCACGCTGACTCTGACCGTCGACGGTACGGAGGAGACTTCGGCGGCTATCAACCTCAGCGGCGCGACCAGTTTTGATAATGCGGCAGAGCTGATTGAAACTGGCATTGGCTCCTCGGTTGTGGTGACCTGGGATAGCGTGCTGAAGAAATTCATCATCACCTCTGCCACCACCGGCTCAGAGAGTTCGATCACCTTCGCCGATGACGGCACACTGGCCGCTGGCCTCAAGCTTACCGAGTCGACTGGCGCGGTAATTTCCCAGGGCGCTGCGCCAGCAGTGGTTGACGATATTTTTACTGCCATTCTTGCCAAAGAGCAGGACTGGGTAACATTCTCCACGACGTTCGCTGTAACCAAAGAACAGGCCAATGCGTTTGCGCTCTGGGTAAACAGCCAGAATCACCGCTTTGCCTATGTCCCATGGGACGCATCAGGTACTGCAATCGTGGCGGGCAGCTCGAATGCACTGGTGTATGACATCATCAACACCTACGCCTACAACGATACCTGCCCGGTGTATGGCTACCCGAACCACGCAGCAAACGCGATGGGGTTTGTGGCCGCGCTGAACTTCACGCAGGCCAATGGGCGCTGTTCGCTGAATGGCCGTCAGGTGTCCGGCCTGTTGCCGATGATCAGTAACGATACTGATTATGAGGCGGCCAAGGCCAACGGCTATAACTTCTACGGCAACTATGCCTCGAATGCGGTCGAAACCAACCAGTGGGCGCCCGGCTCTATTACCGGTGATTACGCCTGGCTTGACGCATGGGCTGGTCAGGTATGGGTTAACGCTCAGCTTCAAGCGGCTCTCGTTGCGCTGTTCCAGCAGGCGAGCAATCTGCCCTATGCTGCAGCCGGGAAGGCTCGCATTGAGTCGTGCATGAAGCCGACCATTGAGCAATTCAGGGCGTGGGGCGGTATGACGGCGGGCACTGACCTTGACCAGTCGCAGATCGACCAGATTAACGCCATCACTGGCGTCGACGTTACGGATTCTCTTCTGGCTGAAGGGTATTACATCTACATCGGCCCGTTCACCCCGGCAATGCGCGCCTCGCGTACCAAGCCAACGGTTTACTTCTGGTACACCGACGGCGGGATCATCCAGGGTATTACCGTTAACAGCACGGAGGTGCAGTAATGTCCGGTCAAAACATTACGTCGGCTGACGCCATCATTGAGCTGGTAATCGCTGAGCTATACCCGTCTGGGTTTAACCTGGAACAGTTCGAAGCGCAGAACATCTTCGAAATGGGCGATACCGACATGGCAGAGTATCAGCGTACTGCTGACGGTAAACTGCTGGGTGGTTTTGTTTATGGTGATCTGCCATGGACATTCCATCTGGCGGCTTCCTCTCCGTCGATTAAGTACATCGACAACTGGCAAACCACGCAGATGACCACACGGTCTGTACTGCGTGTCAATGGCACGGTGATCCTGCCTTCGCTAGGTAAAAAGTACATCATGACCAACGGTATCCTGCAGCGCGCGCGACGCATGCCATCCGCTGGTCGCGTGCTTCAGCCGGTAACGGGTCTCATCCAGTGGGAAACCGTCACCCCGGCAGGGTACTCAGCGTAAACAATCAGCCCGGCTAAGCCCGGGCTTTTTTTATTCCTGCAATTCCCCGCGCTTCACACGCGCACGTCATAATCCCGGAACCTTACAGAAAGCGATCCTGAGAACTGCCGTTAGTGCCGGCGGGCCTTCTGGGGCGGCTTTTCTGTGTGACAGGTTCGCTTTCTTAAGGTAATTCGCATGAAATATCCAACCGTATCAGTAAACGGCGTCTCCGTTCGTGTTGATGACTATGGGCGCTACAGCCTGAATGACCTGCACGCTTCCGCGGTATGCAGTGGCCAGGCCAAAGAAAATCAGGGCCCGAGTCAGTTCCTTCGCTCTAAGAAGGTTAAGGAATTTGTCCACACTTTAGCCAGAATGCAAAAATGCACTCTGGAAGAAAATCAACCAGTTAAGGTCGTTAACGGTGGTCTTAATCAAGGCGTCTGGGCTCTGGAGATCGTCGCTATTCGCTATGCTGCATGGCTCAGTGCTGAGTTTGAAATCCGTGTTTATCAGACATTCCAGTCTCTCGTCCGTCAGGGATTTGATGCCATGGCTCGCTTAAATAAAGTCGACCATGTGATAAACGCTGAAACGAAGGAAGTTAGTCAGTGCGCAAGTCGAATGGGGAAGTGGGGCGCAGGTGGAAGAAAGCGCCTGCTTATGGCCGCCCGCGCCCGTGTGGTAGACGAGGTTCAGATGTACCTCCCAGGATTTGAGGCGTGAACCTCCTAAAGTCACCATTACAGATAGCCCACTACGGTGGGCTTTTTTATTGCCAGATAACTCATTCAGGAAACAAAAATGGCTCGTAAAAGCATCGTATTCACGGTTGAAGCAGATAACCGTGACAAGGGTAAGCAGTTCAAAATCACCGAAATGCCGGCGAGAAAGGCCGAAGAGTGGGCGATCCGCCTGGCGTGCGCCGTCATTGGCGCCGGGGTTACCGTTCCCGACAATATGATGGCGGCCATCGGTGCCGCGGTTGCTCCGGCCCCGGCCGAGGATAACGCAGAAGCACGCGAGCTGTACGAAAGCGTGATGGCCAGCGGCATGGCCGGCCTCGCTCAGTGGGGGATCACCTCACTGGCTAAAGTTCCGTTCGCACAGTCTAAGCCTCTGCTTGATGAGTTGCTTGGCTGTGTGAAATTCATCGGCGGTAATGGTATCGAAACGGCGCTTGTTGACGAAGGACAGATAGAAGAAATCAGCACCTGGTCGCGCCTGAAAATTGAAGCCTTCAAACTCCATATCGCTTTCTTAGCAGCCACCGCAAGTTAGAAATCCCCTTATCCGTCCCGGAAGACTCAGATCGTGGCTTCATTCAGTACGAGAACGTGCCGCGCAGTATCGCCGCGGTGATCTCCGGGAAAATGGCGACACTCCACGAACTGGACACGGTATACAGCGTCCAGGATATGTGGTGGCTGATTGAAATAATGACCGTGGATAACACCAACAGAGCCATAGCAGCGGAGAGTGATCATGGCAGCAACGGTAATTGATGCCCTCCTGGTGACGCTGGGCCTTGATACTTCTCAGTTCCGCAAAGGCCAGCAGGAAGTCAGTGACGACCTGAAAAAGCAGCGCGAAGACGCCAAAAACACCGCCAAGGAAATGGAGGAGCAGGGCAAGAAAGCCGCTTCGTTCTTCAGCAGCATAAAGACTGAATTGCTGGCTCTGACTGGCGTTACTGTCACTGCCGGCGGCCTGATAAGCTTTGTGAAAAGCACCACTTCCGGCCTGATGGATTTGTCGATCCAGTCGAAAGCGCTGGGGCTATCGGCACGTGAGCTTGACGGCTGGTCAAAGTCAGCAGAGGCAGCTGGGAGTTCAGCTGAGAAGATAAGCGCTTCTCTGCAGGGGTTTCAGGGCGCTATACAGGGCGCGAGGGTCGGCGATTACAGTAGCTCTATTTTTGGTGCTCTGGCGCAATTAAATGCGCTGACAGGCCAGAGTTTTGACGTGTGGGGACAGGACGCCAGTTCTCTGGCCAAAACATCCCTTGATGCGCTACGGAAAATCAGCGATCCAAACCTTCGCCGGCAGGTCGGCTTAAGTCTTGGATTTGATGATGCAACCTTGCAGCGCAATCAGGAAGGAAAATTCCTGCCTGATGTTGACCGCCTGACCAAAAGCTCCGGTATTACAGACGCCTCAACCAAAGGCGCAAAGGAGTTTACAGCCGCATGGGCGGAGCTGGGGCAAAACCTCGACACGGTAAAAAACCAGATTTACGTGGGTTTGATACCAACTATTCGCGATCTGAATGGTCTCCTCATTGAGTGGTCGTCTGGTAACGAAAAATCCTCTTCATTCTTCAAAGAGCTGAAGCGGGACATTAACGACATTACGGGGATTGACCTTGGTAGCTGGACGCTATCAAGCGATCTGCGCAACCTCAAAGATAACTTTTCCATGCTCGGAAAAGTGCTCAACCACCTGGATAACGCTTTAAACGAGCTCAATAACGGCAACTTCTCCAAGGCTGCCGATGAGTTTAAAAAGGCGTGGTACGGCACTGAAGACGGAAAGCCTACCGGCAATGATGCGCTGCCCGGAGTGACGAAGGCAGCCGAGCAGGCGCTGAAGAAAAACGGCGGCACGCTGGATTTTAAACCTGATCAGGATTCTGCGTATTTAAGCCCGCAGCAGCAGGCAACGCAGAAAATGCTGGATGCAGTTAAGTTTCAGCCGCTTCCTGAACAGCGCAGGCAGCAGCAGGATGAAAGAGACTACTGGGAAAGCACCAAAAATCTCCTTTCAAAAATCGCTGACGCCCTGATCTCTCCAGCTGGCGCGGCAACAATGCAGCCAGATACCTCGGGATACCAGTCAAACGTCCCGCTTAACGCGCAGGCCGCTCGCCTTGGCGCCAAAGGAAAGGCATTTCTTCAGGCGATGGCTGGCGAATTCGGGGCGCTGGAAGGTAAATATGGACTCCCCGCCGGGCTGCTGTCTTCGGTGGCTGGTACTGAATCAGGTGGCGACCCGTTCGCAGTATCTCCTAAAGGGGCGAAAGGCCCATTCCAGTTTATGGATGGAACTGCCAGAGACTTGGGTTTGAAGGGGATGGATGTTTATGACCCCCACAAGTCAGCTGATGCCGCTGCAAGATACCTGCGCTATCTGCTGGATGCTACTGGTGGCGATCTGGAAAAAGCTCTTGCCTCCTATAACTGGGGGCTCGGAAACGTCCAGAAGAAAGGCATGGATAACCTGCCGTCGGAAACTCGTAATTACGTCCCTAAAGTCATGGCCGGAATGCGCCCTGGCGCCGGGATGGCCGTAGACCGTGCGATGCCCGGGCAGTCCGGTGCGACTTATCAGTTTTATGGCACCAAAATCACCACCCAGGCCCAGAACGTGGAACAGCTTACCAGCGACATCAAAAAGCACGGCGACAACCGTATCATGCTTTTGGCTGGTTACTCAGGACAATAACTCATGTCGTTTTCTCTGAATGTCTCGACAGTGCTATCCGCCATTCAGGGAGGAAGCCTGTTATCAGTTCTTAACAGCGCCTTGTCGCCAACTTATCGGATCACCTATAACACCGTTGACGAGTCGCTTTTGACGGCTGCAGCCGGGCAGGAGGTTTTCTCCCCGTCCGGATGGGTTAGTGTTGATCGCTACGGTGACGCAGCGGTGACTAAGGGGCCGGTAGAAAAGGGGCGGTACACGTCCTACAACAAAGTGAAACAGCCGTCTGAACTCAGGATCATTTTTGCCCTTGAAGGGTGGACAGCTTTTTCCGGGTCACTGCCCAACCTGACCAACTTCTCCCTGCTGAGCCGGAACAATTTCATTCAGAAACTGGATGAGATGAAAAACACGGCCAGCACCTACAACATCGAGACACCTGATACGGTGTATTACAGCTACGATCTGACCCACTTTGATTACTTTGTGGGGTCGTATCGTGGGCAGACGTTGTTGATGGCGAACTGTACTTTCGAGGAGATCATGGACGGCGGGGAGGTTATGCTTTCAAACGCTGTAATTGAAGGCCCACCGACCAGCAACGCGAAAACCAACAATGGCACCGCAGCCTCAACGCAGGTGATCACCGGGGCTACGAAAGAGGTGACATTGAGCGATGTCAAGAATGCCTGGTCAAGCGCTGATACAACCTTATCAGACGCTCTCCAGACGACAGGGGCAGCGATTGTATCTAACGTTAACTCGGCGGCCGAGTCGGTCTCTAAGGCGTGGGACAGTTCTTCTACTGCAGTTTCTAAGCAGATAAAAAGCACCGTCTCCGACTTTCTGGAAAAGGTGATGTGACATGCAGGAAATTAGCTTATCGCCGTCACTATCCCAAAAGGTGTATGTCACGCTTGGCGGCCAGAACTGCGCTATCAAGTTGCATCAGCGCTCAACCGGTTTTTACGCCGATCTGTATGTCGATGACAAGCCGATATTTCAGGGCGTTCTCTGCCTGAACTGCGTTTACCTGGTTCGGTATAAATATCTGGGTTTCAGTGGCGATCTGGTTTTCGTTGACTCGAAAGGCACAGCCGACCCCTATTACGACGAAATCGGCACCAGATTCAAGCTGTATTATGCGACGAGCAGTGAGGTAGGCAGATGAGTTACAAGGAGAGAGAGCTTACTGTATCGTTCACGCTGGCTAACGGCACGTTTGACGGTGGTATCGGAAATACCCTGATAGTTAAAGGGTTCAAATGCGAGGCGGCTATATCTGCCTTTGGCGGCGCTACTGGCACGATGATGGAGCTAAGTCTGTGGGGGTTGTCGCTGGAGAACATGGCCAAGCTGACGACCAATGCGCAAAAAATAATCGCTGCTGAGCAAAACGCTATCGTCGTTTATGCCGGTGATACCCGTGTTTTTTCCGGGTCGATAACATCTGCCAGGATTAACCTGAACCAGATGCCTGATGCGCCGATCGAGATAACCGCAGCGGCAGCTGGAAGGGAACGCCTGATCCCATGTGAACCTACATCCATTCGTGGCGATGCGGATGTGGCTGACATGATTCGCGCCCTTGCCTTTAAAGTTGGGCTGAAATTCATCAATGTTGACGTCAAGAGTACCGAGCGAAACCCGGTATACAAAGGCAATGCGATAAAGCAGATCATTGAAATAGCAGCTGCGCATAAAATAACGGTAAATATTGATTTTGGCACCGTCACTATTTACACCGGGAAGAAACCCTCTGACTCTGTCGTTCCATATGTTTCTCCATCAACAGGGCTTATTGGGTATCCGATTTTTTATGACATGGGGATTAACTTTCGCTGCATTTACTCTCCATCTCTGAAACTGAATACCAAAATCATCCTTGAGACTGACCTGCCGCACGCAAGCGGGGAATGGATTATTCAGGCAGGAACTACTCATTATCTTTCCTGTAAAGTTCCCGGTGGTCTGTGGGAAACGTTCGTTGTGGCCGCGCCTGGGTATCTTGTCAAAGGGGATGAAAATGCTAACTAACCAGACCCCTGAGAGCGTGTCATCGCAGGGTAACGCCATATTATCGCTGCTACATTCAGCGCTGAAAGGAATGACGTTTGTCGATATTGTTCTGGTTAGGGAGGTTGAAGGCGATGTGTTGACCGTTCTCCCCCTGGTTAATGATGTAGACGTTTCAGGCCGGGCCATTGCCAATCAGGACGTTTACCAGATCCCATACCTCAGACTTCAGGCTGGAAACAGCGCGGTAAAAATGGAGCCAAGGCCAGGAGACATTGGTCTGGTTGTGATCTGCGATAAGGACACCACGAACGTTAGGGAAACCAGATCAGAGGGGCCCGCGCCAACTCAGCGCCGGCACTCGTATTCCGATGCGATGTACATAACCGCAATAGCCAGCGTGAATGGGGAGCCTACTGAATTTGCTGAATTTACTGGAAGTGGCATAAATATAAAAAGCCCAGGCGTGGTTAACATCAATGGCTTAAAAGTCCACTCAGATGGCAAACTTGAGCTTGTCGATGGCTCTATCGTTGATGGGCACTCTCATGGCGGGGTACAATTCGGAGGAGACCGAACCGATCCCCTGGAGCCGTGATGAAAAAATTAATAGTCATTTCAGCATTTATCATTTTTGCCTTATCTCCGCCAGCCATATCAAAGCAGATAACATCACATTTAAAAATGGTTGATGGCTATTTTAATGGAATTCTCACGGCAAATGATGACGAGCCGATATGGTTTGGTATCTTAGAGTTTGACTTTTTAGGCAGCCAGCACCTAACCTGCAGAATGGACTCAATGCACACCTCTGGAGATGCTCCAGACAGGATGTCGTCAGTAAACTACCGTTGCCAAAATGGGTTTTCTGTCCAGTTATCAAAAAATGAAAATGACAGGTACGCTATTCTAAACCTTCAAAACATAAACTTTGAAAGCGGAGAGGAAAGCCAGTTAGGTAGTTACAAGATCACCTCATCAATTCCTTTAATGATGATTGAAAATAATAAATATAATGATGATTTGTTTAATAAGAGGAATGCCGAGAGGGAGCAGTGGGTAAAGGAAAATACTGTTGACGTTTTTTCCGCATGCGAC